TAATGATAATATTATTAATATTATTCTTAATTTTTATTGGATTATTTTAGATAATAAAAATAAAATTCTATTAAATTGGATTAACATAAATAATTTAAATTTTAATTATTTATCATATAATAAAAATGCAATTAATTTATTAGAAATTAATTTTGATAAAATTAATTGGAGATATTTATCTGGTAATAAAAATGCTATACATTTATTAGAAAAAAGAGTTAAATTTGAAAATAATTTATCTAAAATTGAATATAATAATTTATCTAATAATAAAATTAATTGGAATTTGTTGTCAAATAATGAAAATGCTATAAATATTATTAAAAAAAATTTAAAAAAAATTGATTGGAATATTTTATCATTAAATAAAAATATTATGTGTTTATTACAAAAAAAAAAAATTAATTGGAGATTAGTATCTAAAAATAAAAATGCTATTAATTTAATAAAAAATAATTTAAAAAAAATTGATTGGTATTTATTATCTAAAAATAAAAATGCTATTTCTATTCTTAAAAATAATTTAAATAAAATTAATTTTAATAGTATTTCTTTAAATAAAAATGCTATTTCTATTATTGAACAAAATTTAGATAAAATTGATTGGAATTATTTATCTGAAAATAAAAATGCTATTCATATTCTTGAAAAAAATTTAGATAAAGTTGATTGGAATTCTTTATCTGAAAATAAAAATGCTATTCATATTCTTGAAAAAAATTTAGATAAAGTTGATTGGAATAATTTATCTTTAAATAAAAATGCTATTCATATTCTTAAAGAAAATAAAGATAAAATTGATTGGTTTAATTTATCTTTAAATCCATCAATTTTTGAAAATGAACCTATTCCTAAAATATTATAAAAATGATATAATATTAAATTAATTGTTAATACAAAATGTTTATAACTAAATATAACAATAATAAAATTAAACCTATTTTAGATGAAATTAAACATTATAGTGAAATCAAAAAATATATTGAATATATCAAAATTCAAGATAATAATAAAATTAATGATATATTATGGGAAATATATCACGGATATTGTTTTTATAATTCTTATAATGATATACCTTATCATAAAAATTTTGAAGAAATTAAAAATGAAATAGATAATCATAATAACACAATAAATATTTGTAAAAAATATCTAATGTTACTTAATATTGATATGATTGAATATATTTTTGAAAATTTTATATAAAATCAACTAAATAAAAAGTTAATTCTTCATTTCTACATATATTTCTTGCATAATGTCTACATTTACATTCACATTTATTTTTATTTATTTTTTTATTATTTTTTACCTCATTTATAAATTCACATCTATATGGTTTATTATTTTGATGTCTTAAACAACAATTACATTCATTTAAATAATTTAACATTTCTTGTTTTGAAGAATTAAAAGACATATCATATAATTTTTCAATATCTAACATATTATATATTTTCAATATTAAATATATTATATTTTTCTTAAATGATCATTTTTTATATAAAAAATGATATAATTATATTTTTTATATTATATATAATATTTAAATGAATTTAATTAGACAAACTGGATTATAAAATAGAATTTAGAGAAAACAATCTGTTAAGAACCAATCATGGGGAATCGCTGTATTTCTATTTTACCATAGTAGTCGTTTATTTAAATATTATTTATAAAAAATATAAAAATACAAAAAAGGTTAAAACTTTTATTTTTTATACCATTTCTTTTTCTTTCCTTATAAAATTTCCATTTTTTCTATAACACGAATAACAACCATCACATAATTTTTTTCCAATTAATTTTATCCAATTTTTATTTCCTGCTTTTGTATTTTTATTAATTATTCTAAATTTTATATTATTTTTATCAAAATGTTTAAATTGTTTAAAATTATTATTATTTATACTATTATAATTATAACATTCCGTAAAACTACAATTATATTCTTTAAAATCATTATGATCATTATAATTTGTAATATTATTAATATCAATTAAATAATCATGATCATAATCAAATATTTCATAATCAATTAAACTATCCATAACATTTAAATGAATATATTTTTATCATTTTTTAATTATAATTAATTTTTACATTTATTTTATCATTATCTAAACTATTGTTTTCTATATATATATCATTATATTTTATTTTTTCTTTATTATCATATTTTATTGGACTATTATCATACTGAGAACCATCGTCACCTTTTTCTTCACTTTTTTCATCAGTAATTTCTGGTAATGAAAAATTAACTTTTTGAACTCTCCAATATTTAAAATGATAACCAGATTTTATTATTTGAGTTTCACCATTAATATTTTGTGTTCCTCCACCTGATATAAAACCATAATATTGACTATAATTGTTATAAAATGTATAATCATTCCTTATTACGTTTGCACTATATTCATATATTATTTTAAAATGATTATCTTTATCAAAACTAATAATTGTTTCATTTCCTAAATCATATTGATTAGCATTACCTTTTGGTGGCATAAAAAATGTATTTGGTTTATTTAAATAATTATTATAATTATTTAAATGACTACTTGTAAACCAAAATGATCTCCCTTTAAAATGTATTGAAAATACATAATTATTTTCAAATCTATTTAATTGATGAGATACACCATATATAACTGAATTTTTTAAAGAGTCTGACCTACTTAGATTTGTTGTATTAATAATTAAACCTTTTTCTATTTGTGGATAAATATAATTTGTTCCAATTTGTCCATCACCACCAGAATATAATTTATTTGTTTCAAAATTAATTGTTAAATATAATTTTGAAATAATTTTACTTTCACTTTCACTTTCATTTTCATATTTTATATTAATAATACTACCACCTATTCCTGGAACTTCTTGTTTTCTTTCTTTTGTTAATCCTGGAACACCTTTACCACCTGAACCATATAAAGCAATATTTTCTTCAAATATTAAAGTTAAATATTTTAATTTTTCATATTTATCAAATAAACTATTTAAATTTAGTATTATTGGTTCTTTACCATTAATACCATCATTTTTTAATGTATAAATATGTTTTATAACACCATCATCATTACTTTTGAATTTAATTTTTAAATTAATTATTGAATCATAATCATCATATGATGGATAGTTAAAATAATTTAATATATATTCATCATAATTAATATTAATATTGTTATTTATTTCATAATCTATAACTCTTTGTTTTAAGTTATTCGTTGAAATATTTTGTTTGTCTAAAATTATAAGATTATCAGACTGATTATTAAATTTATTTAAATGTTCGGTATTAGAATATAATGTTATTTGTTTACCATTTAATATATTTTCAGAATTTTCAACTTTTATAGTAATAGTCTTACTACTATCAATCTTTTTATCAAAAATAAAATGTAATAATATATATTCATAATTATATGTTGTATAATTATTTAAATCAATATTAATATTAAAATTAATATTTAAGTTTAAATCGCCATTGTAATTTAATGATATTAATTGTGTTTCTATGTAATCATTTTCATAAATTTTATCTTCATATTTTATAAATGTATAATCTGTTTGATGTGGTTGTTCTACAAGTGGATCACTATCATATTCAATATCATTTTTTATTTTTAAATTTATAAATTCTAAAAATAAATTAAAATGAATAGTTAAAGTAAATAAATTAAAATTTATTATATTTTTTGGAATATCAATTATTAAATTATTATTTAATTTTAATTTATAAATAATATAATTATTTAAAATATATATACTACTTAAATCTTTAGTAACAATTAAAGAATCAATATCATTTAATTCTAATACTGAATCATTTTCTAATTTATCAATATAAACTGGAAATTCATTAATTTTTAAAGAATTATAGGCAGCATCTGTTTTTTTTTCTAAATAAGATTTATAATCATCTAATATAAATGAAGAATTCTCTTTTCTTACTTTAATATTTATAAAATTTAAATATAATTCATTATTTATATTTAATAAATTTATTTCATAGGTATTATTATTATTATTTATTAATAATTTTGTATTTTTTTCTAAATTAGAATTTAAAGCAGTATTTAAAATAGTTTCTAAATTTAAATGATCAATATTAGATAATGTATATTTAATTAATTGGTTATCATCAAATTTATGAAATTCAATTTGGTAATCATCTCTTATAGATATATATAAATTATAATCTATAATATCAAAAAATTTACAGTTACAATCTGTTGGTATTATTTTATTTAAAAAGAATATACCGGGATATTGAAAATTACTATTAGTTCCATCAAATTCTAAATGTGTTGATAATTCAATTCTTTGTATATTTAAAGTATCATCAGTTTCATATATATTTTCAATAAATTTTTTATCATTATATGATGTTAAAATAGATAAATTTAAATTAAATTCATTTATTTTATCTTTAACATTATCATCTAAATTTCGATCTAATCCTTTATTTTTAATAGTTGAAATAATATCTGTATCAGTTAAAATAAATCTAAAAAAATATATTTTTTTTAAAAAATTTGTAGTTTTATCAATCAATGATAAAGTAATTTCAAAACAATTATCATTATTAGATTTATTTTTTTTTAAATTTATAATATTAAATTCACTTTTATAAATATAAATATTAGAGAATAAATCTTGAAAATTATCTTTATTTTTGTTTTTAATAAAAAATATTGAATCAGGCTCAATCAAATTATATATAGAATTTCCCGTATCTTGTTCGAAAACAGTCGGATAATATAAGTTTAAATTTTCATTTAATATTATATCAGCAAAATATCTTTTATGATTTTCAAGATTTGGAAATTGAAAATTAATATCAGACTTATAATATTTCAATTCTTTATCTAATATGGATATATCATGAATTATTATGGAAGTATCATAGTCTGCATCAACATCATAATTATCTTTTACAATATAATCAAATAATTTTATTAATTTATTATTTTTAAGAGAAATTAAAGGTATAATAAACTGATAATTATTACCACTGTCATCTTTAACTAAATATAATGAAAATATTAAAGTATCACCAATTAATTTAGATAAAGTATTTACTATATTATTTTTATCAACATTATCTCCAGATAAATCAAACATTTTATCATTTATTATAAATATATTTGTATGTAATAATTGAAATTTTGGTTCATTAAAAACATTGAATCTTAATCCTACTATACCTTTTTCATTGTTTCCTATAGTTTTATAATGATATAATTGACGAATATCAATACTATGATCTTTAAAATTCTTTAATTCAATCGAAGGATCTTTATAAACATCTTCATCTACTTTAAATACGTCACCATCATTTACAATGTAAGAATTTGGAAGTAAATTTTCAAAATTTTTAGTTAAATGTCTTTTATGTGGAATTAAAAATTCATCTAAATTGACTTTATCCCAAAGATCAAATATAAAATAATCTTTATTTAAAATTGGTTCTATAGTATCATAAATTGTATCAATCATATAAATTTTAATATCTAAAATATTATCATATTTTTCGTTATCATCATAAATTAATATATATCTATTATCATTACCTATTGATAATTTAGTCATATTATTTAAATTAATATTAAAATTATCTATTTTAATTTTATTTTCTATAATTCTATTATTTTCAATATTACCGGATGAAATATATTGATTTATTGTAAAATTGTCACTATTTTTTGTTAATTTAAAATCACTAAAACTTATTTGATTATTTGATTTAAATAAACTATTATTAAAATAAAGTAAATATAATTTTTCATTATTTTTATCATTAATTATAAAATATCCTTTTGGATGTTGAACAATATAATTAGGTTTAAAAATTTTATTATTTATTATTCGTTTTGTATAGTAAGGCTCAGTAAGTTTTGTGTATTTAATACAATTATTATTAGTATCACATATAAATAAATATTCATCATCATTTGATATTGCTATATGTTGTGGACTATTTAAAATAACTTGATTTCCTGGAAGAATACTTTCATTATTATTTATTGGTAGATCACCTTCTTTATATGGTTGTCCTATTATTGTTTCTGTTTTACCATAATTATTACCAGATAAATAAACTAATCTAATACAATTATTTGCTGTATCTGCTATATATAATAAATCATTATTTTTATTTATTGCAATACTTCTTGGATTATTAAATCTTACTTCTTTTGATTCATTATTATCATTATGTTTAAATTCTGATTGATATTGAAATAAATTTATCCAATCACTATCATCATTATCATCTAATGTTGGTCCTGTTATAATAGATATTGTATTTGTTAAATATTCTATTTCTTTTATTGATCCATTAAATGAATCTATAAAAATTATATTATTATTATTTTTAATAACTAAATCAGTTGGTCTATATATTCTTGATATATATTTATTTAATACTTGACTATAAATTGAAATATTACCTGCTATATTAAAAGTTCCTCCTATAATATACAAATAATTATTTTTTAAAGTTAGTAATTTTATAGTATTGTTAAAATAATCTGATAATATTAAATAATTATTATTTTTACTTAATTTTATATTATAAATAAATTCATTATCATCATTATTAAAGTCTATATTATATATTATTTTTTCATCTGTAAATTTAATATTATTAATTTCTTCTTTATAAAAGAATCTATATATTGTTAATCCAGTATTAAAATATACTATATTTTTACTATAATCAAATACTATATTTAATATACTTTCAATTGGTTTAGAAATTGTTGTTATTATAAAATTAGTATCAATATTAAATTGATTAAATTGATTAAATTTTGGAATATTTTCATTAATTAAAAGACTATAATTTATTTTAAATTCTTTTAATTTATGATCAGTATCATAAAATAAGTCTCTTATTGATTTATTATTTGCTATATATCCATAATAATTTCCTAAATTTTTATCAATATTTTCACTATCTTTTAAACTAGAATAAATATCAATAATAAATTTATTTAAATTATCAATATTATTTTCCGAATTAAAAGTATTTATTAAATCAGTAAATTTAATATTATTTTTTTTTATATCTAATTGAAATACTAATTTATTTCGTTCCGGAAGTGTAAATTCATATAATGCATCATTCTGATCTATACTAAATTCTATTAGAGTAATAGAATCTGTATTATATTCTTCTAAAGTTATTTTTACAAACTTATGTGTATTTATATTTTTAATAGTATAGTCTTTCTCAGATGATGATGATATTATTTGTTTAATCGTAAATGGTGTTATTTTATAACTATCTATTAAATTTTTATTATTTTCTATTAAATTTTTATCTATTTGTGATATAATAAATAATTCAATGTTTTCTAATGTTGATTCTATAAAGTCAGAACTTGGAAAAGATTGATTATTAGTAAATATATTTTTAGTTAATCGAAAATATGTTTTATCATGTTGATCTAAATATATATTTTCTATTTCTTTTATTTTAAAATCATATATTCCTAATATTATATAATTATCTTGAATATTTGAAAAATTAATTAATAAATTACTATTATTAATATTATTAATATCTAATTCAAAATTAAATAAATATTGATAATTTTCTAATAAAATTAAATTAGAATTTAGATTTTGACTATTATTTATAATATTAAAATTATTAGTATTATTAATATTAATATTAATATTTATATTACTATTACTAATAATTATATGTAATTTAAAATTTAAATTAATATTTGATAAAATATTATTAGATATATATTGTAAATCTATATTATTTTCAAATTTTAAATATAAAATTTCGTTTAATCCATTACCATTTTCATTTTTAAATTTAAAGATATTATAATCATTTATAAAATATATATTTTCTATATCAAAATTATCTAAATAATTTAAATCTTCAGTATTAATATTTAATGTTGGATAATCTGTTTTATCAATATTTTGTATATTTAAAATTTTGTTTAATCCAAAATAATATCTTGAATTATCGTAAATTATTCTAAAATTTTCACCAAAATTAATAACATTTTCATTATTATTATAATAATGTATAGATTTTGAAGATATATAATCATCATATAAATGATTATTATATAAATAATAATCATTTTCATTATTAAAAATTATTTCACCATCAATATTATATGTTAAATTTAAATCATTAATTGTTATATTACTTAAATCATTATTAAATAATTTTAATTCTACAATATTATTATTATCATATATTTTCCATATTTTAAAATTTTCTGAATTAATATTAGTTTCTGATTCATTATTAGTAATTAAAAAATTACTATTAATATTAGTTTTTAATTCATTATTATAAATTAATAAATTACTATAATTTCGTGAAATATTATATTTTTGAATTTTAATTTTTCGTAATTGATTATTATCAAGAAATTTATATTTATAAGAATAATCTGTTATTAAAATATCATTTGTACTATCTAATAAATTTATATTAATTTTTTTTAATATTTCGATATTTGGATATTTAATTGGATCTGTTATTAAATATATATCTGAAATATATTTTATAAAATTTAAATCAATTGGTAATTTTTTATTTAAAACTTTTAAATCATAAATAAAAAGTTCATTAAATATTAAATTATACTTATTATAAGTATAACCATTTAAAATATTATTTAAATCAAAAATATTTTTAATATTATTTATTAATAAATTTAATTTATTTATATTTAAATCTATATTAAATATTATATTATTATCTATATTTGTATAAAAATTAATATTACTACTATTATAATTATTACTTAAATAATAACTATTATTATCTAAATTATAGTTTAAAAACAAACTTTTTTGATTTGGTAATTCTAATGATCCTTGTTCTTGTTCTAAAAATAAATTAATTTTAAATATATTTAAATCATTTATTTGATTATTTTCATCTAATTCATATTTTAAATTTTTTATTAAATCATGATAAAAAGATATAAAAATATTATTTTCAGAATTTATATTTAATTTATAATTTTCTACTATTGATTTATTCAGTTCAAGTGATTTATAATATATTATTTTATTTCTAAAATTTTTTCCATTTTGTTCTATTTGATTAATAGAATGTAATATATCATTACGACTTAAGCCATTATTACTTTCATACAGTATATTTGATAAAATGTCAGTATTATCTATGTAATTAAATAAATTAGTATGTAAATCAGTATTTATTAAACTATATATTGGATTTTCATTATAAAATATAATATTATTATTTCCACATACGGTTCTATTAATATTTAAAATATTTAATGATGTAATTAGTTGTGGTATATTATTATCACTTAAATTTGTTACTATATTACTATTACCACAATAATATACTAAATTATTCTTTGTATTTAAAAATACTGAATAATTATTACCACATACTACTTTATTAATATTACAACCTGTTAATGTAGTTATTTCGGTTGGAGTTGATATATTATTATGATGCCTTAAACCTAATTGACCATTTGTGTTTTTTCCGCAACTATAAACTAAATTATTAGATGTATTTAAAAATATTGTATGATAATCACCGCATACTACTTTATTAATATTAGAACCTCTTAATTTAGTAATTTCTGTCGGAATTAATACATTATCATGACGACCTAATTGACCATATGTATTATCACCACAACTATAAACTAAATTATTACTTGTATTTAAAAATATTGAATGTGAATAACCACAAGCAACAAAACTTATATTAGAACCAATTAATTTAGTTATTTGACTTAGTTCAAATATATCTGAATTAGTATTTAATCCTAATTGACCAAATTCATTTTTACCATAACTATAAACTAAATTATTAGATGTATTTAATAATATTGAATAATCATAACCACTTGCTGCATTATCTATATTTAAATAATTAAATGATAATATGTTATATAATTCATTTGATTTTATATTATTTTCTCTTATAATTATTATACCTGAACCACCAAAACCACCATTAAATACACTAACATTTCCACCATTTCCACCATTTCCAGTATTAGGAAATACATTTTGAACATTTAATGCAATTATATCCAATTGTTGCCCATTGTCCTCATTACCATTGACCTCACCACCATATATATATATATTATTACCAATTACTACCATAGAATGTTTAATTCTTGCAGTTGGTTCAGTACCACTAAAAGAAATTAATGATATATTTCTATTAATGGTATCAATTTTATATAATTCATTTAATAAACCATAATCATAAGAATCTCCACCAAATATATATATAATATTACTAATTGCTATAATTGAATAGTATATTGACGGATGTGGTAAGTTATTTGATCTCAGAATTAGCGTTTTGACTACATTAACATAACTATCTACCTCTATTATGTTAATTTTCCATAATTTATTATATATTGCACTATCACTCAATATATAATAAATTACATATATATATAAATCATTACCAATTGCTACCATTGAAGAATACTGTAAAATATTATTATCAGTTAAAGTACCTAAATCATATTTTTGACAATTATTTGTCGTGGTATTAATTTTATATAAATCTGTATTAATCTCGTCGTTTCCATCTTCTTTAAACCAACCACCAAATATAAATATATCTGTACCAATTGCTACCATAGAAGAACCATACCTTTTATTTGGTGCAGCATCACCACTTAAATAAATTCTTTCAGAAGTATTAGTATTAATATCAATTTTATAAAAATCATCAAAATAAGGAGAATTATAATCATCAACTCCACCAAATATATATATATCACTATCAATTGCTACCATAGAATGTAATTTTCTTTTAGTTGGTATATTATCAGTATTATCCTGATGACCAACCAAACCAATAATTTCTAAATTATTATTGGTATCAATTTTACCAAAATTACTTTGATTTTGAGAATTATTATCTACATAACCTCCATAACCACCAAATATATATATATTTTTATCAATTGCTACCATAGAATGCTCCTTAATTTTATAATAAGTATCAAAAGTAAATATATTTCTACTAACTATATTTAAACTTGATATATTTCCAGCATTACCACCTTTTCCAAAATAAACTTTTTCATCTATATGTTTTCCAATTGTTTCATCAATAATTTCAAAATAAGTTTTAAAATCAATATAACTTTGAGATATACCATCAATACCATCAATACCTATACCACCATTACCATCATTACCACCTATACCACCTGCACCACCACCACCACCTGGAATATTTGAACCACCAATATTATGAAAATAAAATACATTGTTAATATCTGATTTAAATCTATTAGGTTTTGTTAATGAGTTTCTTACAAAAACATCATAATAATAATTATTATTTGCTTTTATCTCAAATGTATAAAGACCATCAGAACCCGCTATTGCACTACCTGTTCCATGGGAAAGAGTATATTCTGTATCTTCCATATAAACCAAACCATCGTCATTTGTATCTGTAAATATTCTCAATATATAATGATCATTAGCTTGCATATTTTTTGAAATTAGTGTATTATCAGTATTATTGGTTTCATAAGTACCAGGGTGACTTGTAATATCAATACCACTTGTAATATCAATACCTTTATTTTCATTTTTTATCATATATTCAAAAGTTTCTTTTGAACAATAAAGATAATAATCATGAACATTATATTGATTAATACGAATAAATAATAATTCATCATAACTATCATCAAAAATTTTTGTAAATGATAAACGTTCTTGTGTTCCATCAACAAAATATTCTTCTTGACTATTTTCAAATTCTGAAGTATGTAAAAAATATCTATCATTTGTTCTATTCGGAAACCATTTAGTAGCATTTTTATCTAAATGTTTTACATGAAACCAACCATTAACACCTGTTATATTTTGAGCTATTTGTAAATAATTTAAATTTGTTCTATTAAAAATACTTTGTCCTATTCCAGATCCACCATTTCCGCCTGGTTCAGCTCTAATTTGATTACTACTATAATAAAAATTTGAAGTGGAAAATGACGAATAACCACCACCGTTACCGACTGTTATTGTATAATTACCTGTATTTAATTGTGCATTTTTAATTAAAACAACACCTCCACCACCTCCACCACCTCCTGGATATATTATTCCATTAGTTGAATAACTATTTTCACCAGCACCTCCCCCAGCAACAATTAATATATCATAATATAAATAGGGGATTTCAACATTAAAATTAAAAGTTTGATATTCATGTTCAAAATTATCATACATTAGTATAATATTGCTGTTAAAACTTACCGAGGGATCTAATTCAATATTATTACCATTATTTGGTTCAACTATATGAAACGAGTCTTCCTCCTCCTCTTCCTCCAAATCATCCTCCTCCTCCTCCTCCTCTGGCGCCGAGGCCAGCTGGATCGACATGGGTTTTATTGAAGGAGGTGTATAAGGCACTGGAGGATTTTTTAGAAAATAAAAAGGATAATAAATATTTGTATTTTCATCTGATTCTATATATTTTGTAAAAGTATATACCTCACCATTATATGTTATAATTGTTTCTCCTTCTTGTATATTTACAGTTGGTGCTGGATAACCTGTATGCACTTCTAAATTTAAATATATTTTATTCTTATTATTAGAAATTCTTTGCGTCTGGTCTGTTTGAACACTAAAATTAGACCAATAATTTCCATTATATCCATCGACATCAACATTATCAAATGTTACAGAATATTCTGCACCGGCTCCATGGGTAATTTGACCACCTTGTTCATTTAACATTAAAAGACCATCATATACATGTATATAAATATTTTTATGATCACCCCCCTTACCACCTTTATATATATTTCCATTATTAATTACATTAATTATTCTTTCAGTACTATTATTAATTATATTAATACCATTAAATCCATCTTTACCATTAGGAGAATCTAATGTTCCTCCTACACCTCTATAACCATATATATTTCCATTATTTATTATATTTACTCTTTGTATATTTTGTAAATTAGTTAATTGGAAATTAATTTCTAAACCAGATCCACTAAGACTATATAATACAGAAGTTAATCCTATAAAAATATTTAACTGTTCTGTATCATAAGAAACATTTGCTAACATGTTTTGTATTTCATTATGATCATATGATTTATTAGTTTCTGTAAAATATATATTTTTTGTTTCAGTATATATTAAATTATATATATACTGATATTTATTTTGGAGTTTTATATTTGCAGAATCATGAATATTATTATAACCATAATTATAAACTAAATGATTATGTATAAATAATGTATAATTATAACCAGGTATTATTTTAGTATTGTCATTATTAAATGTATTATCAGTAATATTAAAATTAATATTACTAATAATATTATTATTATTAGTAATAATATCAATATTATATTTAGTATGAAAATATATTAATTCTGGATATTCAAGAGTATGAGGATTAGTTCTATTTATATAAACTTCATATTGTATATCATTTGTTTGGTATAAATTATGATTAAATTTATTTAAATTTAATGATGAATAATTATTATTAATAAAATATTTAGGTGTAAATTTTAATAATCTAATATTACTTAAAGCAATATTAATATTAATATATTTTTCTTCAAATTTAAAATTAATATTTGAATTATTATTATAAATCATTAAATCATTATCATCAAAAATATTATCTTTTGTATAATAAGTAAAATTATAATTTGAATTATATGTTAAAGTACTAATATTATTAGTAGTAGTTAATATATGTTGTGTAGTTAAATTAATTTGTTTTACATTTAAATTTGAAGTATTTAATAAAGAATAGTATTTAAACATTTATATATTAATTTATATTAATTTATATATAAATTTTATATTTTTTTTTCTAAATTTTCAACTCTTTCAATTAATTCTTGAATAGTATTAACTAAATATGGAATAATTCTTTCATGTTTTAAATATTTATAAGTATTATTATTTAAATCAGTATCTTTAACACATAAAGGTAATATTTCTTCAAGTTCTTGTGCAATAAATCCAACATCTTTTTTATTTCTCATATTTTTATTAAATATATCTTTTTTCCATTTAAATGTAACAGGATTTAATTTTTTAATGAGATTAATTGATTTTGAAAGAGGTTTAATATTATCTTTAAGTCTAATATCAGATGCTTGATAAAAAGCTGTAATATCATCTTCAACAAATAATTCTTTTTTATTATATTGTTTTCCTTTAACAATTAATCCTATTTCTGATTCTATGTCTGCAATTGTTTTATTAAGTTCAGTTTCTATTATTGAAGAATCTAAAAAACCTTTAATAACTAATCCATTATCTAAAGTATTTATAGTTGATTCTGATGATACACCTGAAGAATTAATTTCATTATCATTAACATATAATGTTCCTTTAATTTTAACTTGATTATCATTAATTATAATATTACAATTTTCATTAATACTAATCATTATATTATTATTTTCTAAAGTAATTAAACTGTCTTGATGTACTATTTCTATTTTGTCTTGAGAGTTAATTGATATGTCTCTTGAATTAATATTCATATTATTTAATGCATCATTACCAATTTCAATTATATTATCATTTATATTTAATAATTTAGCATGTTCATAATTTAGATTTTTAGTTTTAGAAAAAATTTTAAAAGATAATGAATCTGTATCACCATCATCTTTTAATAAATATACAAAAAAAGATGAATATATTTTAAATGCATTTAGATAAATGTTATTATCAGGTAGATCATTTACTGGATTTTTATATTTTGGATTATCAACATAATTAATTTGTTCAGCATCATTCGGATTAATTAATAAATTAGTAGTCCATGATTCATAATCAGAATGATAATATTCAATTATTTTTTTAGTATTATTATATCTAATATAAGCACATGTAGAATCATAATTATTTATATTATTTTCATTATTTATAGGTATTTTCAATGCTTTATCTGTAATATTAATTTGATTTAAAGTTATTTCTCCATTAAATAAACTATCTCCTAATACTTGAAATTTATAATTATTATGTCCATATAAACTTGTTACTTTAAAAAGTAATAAATTTGAAGTTGATGGATCTTCAGATAAAAATTTGTTTCTTGTAACTATTAATTCATCATTATATCTAAATCCAAAACCGCGTCTTATTATATTATAATTATCAATAAAATAGTTTTCATTATCATAAGAATTAAAAGTAATTTCAATTTGAATTCCATCACCAAATAGTTGAGATGTTTGAAAATCTGTTGTATCAAATTTATAAGAAAATTTATATTCTCCGAAATCCGTTTTTTTATGATCTCTGACCAGATTTATTAAATTAGGAAATGAAAATTTATTATCTTCATATATATTTGAATCATAATCATAAACTTCATTTAATTCAATAGTACGAATTGAATTAGGATTTATATTATTAATAATATTAGTTCCAATTGCAACATTTGCATCACTATTAACATAAATAGCTGGATTATTGGTAGATGAAATAGTTATTTCATCATTGTTAATATTAATTTGACTGTATGGTTGTTGAGCACTACTCTTAATATTTATTTCATCACTTTGAATATTAATTTGATTTGGTGGTAATTTAATATCAAATGCTAAATCAATTAAACTATTAACTTGAGCTGTATCAGTTCCTCCGCCCCCTCCTCCTGTTACATCCTGAAAAGAATATACAGAACCATCATAATATAAATATCCAGATTGTGGACTAGGAATACCGTCAATATCATTTAATAATATATTTTTAAATTCATAAGAATTTGCTCCATTTTTAAATAAAAATCCTTCAGAAGAATCATCATTAATATCGCTAATATCACTTAAATTTATATTTTTTAAAGAATAACCAGAACTATTATAATATAAAAATGTATTGTCACTTTCAGATAATCCAATCATTTCAGTAAAATTCTTAGTAGTAATAATATTTTGTGGATCTAAAGTTAAAAATAAATTAGAAGTTAAATTATTAATTTTAATTGTTTCAGATTCAATATTACCATGAACAATTAATTCATAATTGTTATCATTACCACCAATTTCTAATTTTTCTTCAAATGAAGTAAATATTAATCCAGTATTACCAATAGTATTAATAGTATTATTATTAATAAATAAAATATCACCAATTATTTTTTTTTGAATTAATTTTGGAGTTAATATTGTATTATACATTCTAAAATCATCAATATATCCATATTTAACTAAAGTTCCATTATGAGGAGTTTCATCAATAATTTTAAATTTATTAACAGTTTCTTTAAAAGAACCAAAACAAATATAATTTTGACTATCTGCAAAATTATCAAATAAATAAAGATTAACTGTTGTTTTTAAAATACCATCTAATATAAAATATGTTTTATTAAATGGTGGTAATTTATATTTATTATTAGTTTCCGTTAAATTAAATATAGAATAATCATATTCTTGATGATAATGATCATATACAGTTTTATCCATAATTGTATCATCATTTTTATGTGATATAATAGATAAATGATACCATTTATTAATTGAAATATTATCACTAATAATTTCATCAGTTGAATCTTGATAAAAATCAAAGTTATTATGTTTTTTATATTTTAATTCACTATTTTCATAATAAATACTATTACCTGCTTTATTAGCAGAATCACTTCCTGAATTATTAGCAATATTAAATAAAATTAAATTATAATCTTCACTATTAATATAGAACCAAAAAGATATAGTAATAGATGGAAACAAATCTGAAAAATTAAATAGAGTAGAATTTGGCGTGTTATCTTTTTTATTTTTATATTTTAAATGATTGAATAAAAGAAATTTATTATTTAATGTTAATGAAGAATTACCAATAATATATTTATTTCCTTGAAAATTATAAAAATCAATTTTAGAATAATTATTATCGATAGTTTCTTCATGGATATTATAAATGTTTAATAAACTAATATTATCAGTTATATAAGTATATTGGATTGAACCATCAGTATTTTCATTAAAGTTATCAAAATTTGTATTAATATTATCTAAATTCATAGGATTTAAAAATGTAGTTTTATCAGCATTATAAGTATTTAAGTCTGATATATCAAATTTATATAATAAATATAATGAATCATTAAAATAATTATTATTTCTTTTTTCAAATATAATTTCAGTAGCATCACTGGTTTGTCCCATATTATATTGATTACTATTATTATTTAATTCGGAAGTATCATCAATATTAATAAAATCAAGAGTATTAATAATTGGATTTGTAATAGTAATATTTTTATTTTTATCTTTATTGAATTTTGATACATATTTTTTATTTAAAGGTAAAGTATTTTCATGAATTTTATCAGAATTAAATGATGCTAAATAGTTATCACTATTATATGTAACATTTAAATCATAATTATCATCAGGTTTTACTGTTTCATCTATTCCAATAGTAACTTTTTTGTTAGTAGTTATATATTTAGTGGTAAATTTCCATATATCATTAAATTTAAAAGGCATTATATATGTTTTATATTATTAATTTAAAATATAAATAAAAAAAAAAGCAAATGTATAATTTATTGCATAGTTAATTTTGGATTCATAGAATAAATAACAAAATCCATATTAAAATTAGTAATATTATTTTGATTAATATTAGTATCACTATCAATATTAAAAAAATTAATAATAATTCTATCTAATTTAGGTAGAATGGGATTAAAATTATAAGTATCAGAATCGATACTAAATTCAGATAAAATCCCAGTTCCAGTATATTCATGTAAAATATTAAAATTAGAAAAATAATTAGTATTATATGTATGTGTACTATTATCATTTGTAATAGTTGTATTAGAAGAATATAATTCTTTTAAATTATAAGATTCATCATTTCTATCGGAAAGTGTAAATAAAATATCTCTATTATCTCTATTTAAATTATCAATATTAGAATTTAATGTAGGTTTATATGATAAAAATTTAATAGCTAAAACATTTCTAATAGATTCTGATAAATAAAAATTAATGGGATTATCAAATGTATTATTCCGAATAGTAATAATTTTTTTATCAATTTTATCTGGATCAAACATTATTTATTCTAAATTTATATTTTTTTTAGTTAAAAAAGGATGTGAATTTGTTTGATTAATAATTTGTTTAATAGTATTATTAGCGACTTGATGACTATATAAATGATCAGGATGAATTAAAGATCCATAATCTGTATTGGAATAAAAGGCGGGGTATGTATGAACATAAGTTTTACAAGTTTCATAAGTCATAACATCAGCAAGTCTACATGATTTACTATCTTTAAAACGAAATTTATTATTAATTTTGTAAAGATTAATAATTTTTTCGGCAGCTTTATGTGAAACGATATATCCAGATCCAGAAGGAATAATCATTTTCCATGGAATCCAATAAATACCCTGTTTGTATACATTATAAAGTTTTTCAACAGTTGGTCCCATACAACAATGTAATTGTAAAACTTCTGCATCATTAGGTATTGTTTTTAGTAATGTTTGAATATCAATTTCGTGTGGTATAATAGTATCATCTTCAAAAATGATAAACCAGTCTTCTTTAGAATTATATCCTTTTTGTATGGCTAACATATGACTAATAAGTGTAGAATGTTCAACTTTACAATTTGTACAATTAGGAAAAAAGTTATTAGTGGGATCACATTTATATGGTAAATCATCAGGGTGTGTATATTTATGGACATTATCGGTAGTAATGGCAGAAATTCGCTTATTTTCAGTGATAAAGTTAATATTTTGGAATTGTGATGTCATTAAATTTTTCCTACGTATACATTCATCAACATTAATCCAAAATGCTTTCATAATTATATATGATATATGTATATTTTTTTATATAATTTATGCACTACAATTTAAGCATTCTTCAAGTTCTTCTGGTTCTTCTTGTTTATAAGATTTTGCTTCTTGTGTAAAAGATTGAACTCTTGCAGAAGGTCTGGTTCTTAAGTAATAAATTCCGGTTTTAAGTCCTTTTTTCCAAGAATAAAAATGCATATTACTAATTTTATTAATATCAGTATCATCAATAAATAAGTTCATAGATTGACTTTGACAAATAAATGGTGCTCTATCTGCAGAAAGTTCAATAATAGTTTTTGGATGAATTTCAAAAGCAGTTTTAAAAATGTCTCTTAATTGTATTGGAATTTCTTCAATATTTTGAATACTACCTTTATTTTCAATAATTTTAGTTTTCATATCGGCGTTCCAAAGTTTAAGTTGAATAAGTTCATTAATAAGGTATTTATTAATAATAAAGAATTCTCCTGCAAGTGTTCTTCTATTATATATATTAGATGTGAATGGTTCAAAACATTCATTAAAACCTAAAATTTGACTGGTACTGGCAGTAGGCATTAGTGCAATAAGTAAACTATTTCTAATTCCATATTTTCCAATATCAAGTCTTAATTTGTCCCAATCCCACAATGAATTATCAACAGTAACATTCCAAAGATCAAATTGTAATTTTCCATTATAAATAGGAGAATCAACATATGTATCATAAGTTCCATATGTTTCTGCTAATTCAGTAGACATTTCAAGTGCTCCATGATATATTGTTTCAAATATTTTTTTATTTATTTCTTTTGCTTCATTTCCATCAAAAGGTATTTTTAATATTGCAAATACATCAGCAAGTCCTTGAACTCCAATACCAATTGGTCTATGTCTATCATTACTTTTTTTTGTTTGTTTAATAGGATAAAATGATTTATCAATTACTTTATTTAAATTTTTAGTTAAAACTTTAGCAGTATAATGTAATTTATTATAATCAAATTTATTATTATTAATATATGATGGTAATGCAATACTTGCTAAATTACAAACTGCTGTTTCATTACTATCACTATATTCAATAATTTCACTACAAAGATTTGAAGATTTAATAGTTCCAATATTTTGTTGATTACTTTTTAAATTACATGCATCTTTAAAACAAAGATAAGGGGTTCCTGTTTCTTTTTGTGCAGAACATATAGAAATCCATAATTCTTGTGCTTTAACTTTTTTTTCAAATTTATTTTCTTTTTCATATTTTTCATATAAAATTTTATATTTTTCACCATAAGCATCTGATAAATCTGGGCATTTTGAAGGACAAAATAAACACCATTCTTCATCTGCTTTTACTTTTTCCATAAAAAGATCTGGAATCCAAATTGCAGTAAATAATTCTCTACATCTTTCTGCTTCATTTCCATGATTTTTTCTTAAATCAATAAAATTTTGAATATCAGGATGAGATGGTTCTAAATAAATTGCAAAATTTCCATTTCTTTTTCCACTATTATGAACTAATCCCATTTCTGTTAAATAATTATGATTATCTTCAATATTTAAATCATAAACATAACCATCAAAATTATTCATTTTATCAATAGATTTTATGGAAGTCCATAATATATTATTATGTTCAAAATATGTTAATTTTTCATCAGATATTTCTTTTTTATAATCAAATATTTCAAATAATTTACTACAATATGGAATACATAAAATATTATATTTATGTTCTGATTTATAAAATCCATCTGTTAAAACACCTAATTTTAAAAATAAAAATTTTACAATATAACAAATATATTTTCTATTTTCATCAACATTATAAAACATACAATTATAACTATCATTTATTTGAGATCCTGATGATTTTAATATTGCTTTTATAATATATTGTGTACATTCTTTTGTTAAATTAAAATAATCTTTTATTGGTTTATTTTCATCATTTATTTCCCATTTTATAATATTTTTATTTCTTTGAAAACTATAATTATATTTTATTTTTTTATTTTTTAAATATTTTAATAAAAAATCTTTCATTTCACTTCCCTTATCCTTATAAAAAGATACTATCTGATTATTATCTTGTATTGAACCATTTCCTATTATTATACCCGTATAATAACAATAATCCATTTCTTCTTCTATTTCTTCATCAAATTGAGGTATAGGATATCCTACATAATCAAAACTATTTATTTTTTCTATTTCAACATATTTTGCTTTTGGTTTTAAATTTTCTTTAAAATAATTTGCCATTTCACATACTGGTAATGATGGCATATTTTGTAATACTAACACTTTATGATCACCTGTTACATAAACTGTATCTATTGAATTATTTGTTCTAACTCTATATGTTTGTTTTGATACTTTATTACTTATTTTTTTTAAAACTTTTTTAAATGAACCATCACTTGTTAATACATAATCTGTATCTTTTATTTTTTCTATTTTTTTTATTCCATTTATTGTATAAACATGTGTATCACCTCTAAAACATTGATCTACATACATTGCTGTTTTATTAAATACACTTAACATTGGAATTATTCCATTACTTTTTCCATTTGTTCCTTTTATATATGAACCATTACATCTTATATTATGAATATGTAATCCTACACCTCCACTATATTTTGAAATATGTGCTGAATTTTTTAATGTATTAAATATTCCTTCTATTGAATCATCTTCCATTGCTTGTAAAAAACAAGATGCCATTTGAGGCCTTGGAGTTCCTGAATTAAATAAAGTTGGAGTTGCGTGTATAAATAATTTATTTGACATCATATCATATGTTTCTATTGCCTCTTTTATATCATTTCCATGTATTCCTAAACTTACTCTCATAAACATATGTTGAGGCCTTTCAATTGTTTTATTTATTATTTTTAATAAATATGAACGTTCTAATGTTTTAAAACCAAAATAATCTATATAATAATCTCTATCATAATCTATTATACTATTTAATTTTTCTTTATTTTCTAATACAATATTATATAATTCATCTGATACTAATTTTGTATCATTATTATATAATGTATTTATTACTTCACTAAATGATGGTGAAGTATTTTTATGATGATTACTTATTATTATTCTTGAAGATAATATTCCATATTCTGGATGTTCTGTTATTTTACTTGAACATATTTGACTTGTTAATTCATCTAATTCACTTGTATTAACACCATCATAAATTCTTGCACATACATATTGAGCAATACTTGTTGCATTTAAAGAATTTAAATCATTACTATGATTTTGAATTCTATTTATTACTTTATCAAATGACACATCCTCTAAAGTTCCATTTCTTTTTTTAACCTTCATAATTAAAGATTATTATATTACTTTCCTTTAATAATAATTATATTATAATAATATATTCTTATATAGTTTTATTATTATTTTAAAAAAATAACAAAAAAATGTTTAACATCCCGCTTCACTCCAATCTATACCACATTGTTTTGCAAATTCACATCTATATTTATTTATTGGTCCGGTTTGTCCCTTTGCATTATATTCCTTTAAATCTAAACTTGTTAAATATTCCGGATAAACATGATCACATTTAAATCTATAAGATTTATCACCGGTGTTAGTCATTACACTTGTAATTATTTTCTTGTCATTATCATTTTTATTAATACCATTTTCCATTGCTAATAATGCACCAACCATTGTATTTCTTTCTTTTCCATTTAAAGATGTATATGGATATTTATTATCACCTCTTGCGCCAGTAGTTACAGCTTGAATTTCACCATTTACTCCTGTTGTTTGTAAACCATGTTCTTCACCAGCTCCATCAAGATTTAAATAATGATTACTTTCAAATATATCAGAATCTCTCTCACATTTAACTTTAAATTTATGTTTATTATCCTCACTTGGTTTTAAATCATAAAAATCTACATAATTTTTAGCATATGGATGTTGTGTATTATCATCTAAATCTGATTGTGGTTGTGGTTGATCATATATACTACTGGCACCAATAAGATATTTATTTTGTTCTATACTACTATAACCTGTTATTAATTCTGTTAAGTCAGCATCAGTATCATTACGGATTTTAGTATCATAATAATCTGGACATGAAGTTGGGTTTAAAGGATTTTTATTAATTTTTTTACTATCTAAAGTAGTTAAATCATAATTAAATATAATAATAGAGAATGAAACGATAATAATAATAGTTCCAAATATATATGTAATAGCAAAAGGTTTTAAATTAGTATAAAGAGATTTACCAGATTCAGTATAGGATGCATATAATAATAATAATAATGCAATAATGGCATATACTACACATAATGTAATAGTTCCCATAAAAACATTATATTTTTTATTTTTATTATGTTCTTTTATTTCGTCTTCATTCATTTTACATATATAATAACAAAATATATTATGTAAAATTAATTTCTTTTCCCCATTCTAAATCTTTTTTACCAATATCACTCATTTGTAATGGATGTTCTAATGGTTCTGGTAATTTTTGTATATCTTTTAAATATTGATTTTTTTGTTTAATATTGGATATAATTTTATTAACAGATAAATCTAAAACTTTGATATTGAGTTTTTTAACTTGTTCATTAAGTGGTATAAAATCTTTTTTAAAACCAGGATGAAAAATACGTGGATCAAATTCTGGTTGATTATGAGTCATATATATACCTCTCATAATAATTTTTAATTCTCTTTCATTTTGTTTAACAATATTATATCTTCCTTGAGTTTTATTTAAAATTTGATTTTTAATACCTAAATGTAAAAAATTAATATTTTGTTCAGAAAAGAATAATTCAGATAATTGATTAGTTTCAATATTATGTGATAATGCTTCAGAAGAGAAGTTACAACTCCAATTATTTTTTTCAGATTGTTTAACATAATTAATTTTATTACCATTCATATTGATTAAACCATTATTATTTTGATTCATTTATTTATATATTATAAAAATAAAATGAGTGATTTGTATTTAATAGTAAATAAATTATTAAATAAAGAATTAAGAATAAAATTAGAAAATAAAAAAAAAAAAGAACAATTAAATATATATAAATATATAGATAAAATAGTTGAAAAGTTAAAAAAGTATGATAGTGAAATAGTATTAAAAAAGATGGGTGGTAATGTGCCACATCCAGATATATATGGTAATGAAAAGAATTATATGTTAGGTGGTGGTGTTCCCCATCCAAATATTTATAATGAAAATCATATGGAAAATGTAGATTTTTTTTCATCAGATAGTGATTTGGATAAGGGTATAATAAGACAAGGTGGTAATATATGTAATTGTCCAAATTGTAAAATATTAGGAGGATGTAATAAATGTAAATCTGGTGGATGTCAAAAAATAAATGGTGGTAATAAAAATAATGAAAAATTAGAAAAAAAAATTATTGAATATATTAAAACTAAAGATTTAAAAATGAAGGTAAATATGATTAAAGAAATAAGTAAAAAAATAAAAAAAAAAATAATATATCATATTAATGATATAAATGAAAAAAATAAGATATTAATATTAAAATGATATATATAAAAAAATGAAAATAAAATTATAAAAATATAAAATGCCAATAATAACAATAGATGGAAATATAGGTAGTGGAAAAACATCAATATTACAAAAATTACAAATGAATTATGGTCAATTAGTTGATTTAGAACCAATAGAACAATGGAAACCATATTTGGATAATATATATTTAAATGATACAGGTCATTTTTCATTTCAAAAAAAAGTATGGGAAGATAGGGCTTTAATTCAATCAAGAAATAATAATATAATATTTATAGAAAGAAGTGCAAAATTTACAAGAGAAACATTTGTAGAAGTATATAAAAATAAATTTACAAATGAAGAGTATTTATTATTAAATCATTTATATGAAAATTCTGATGCAAAAAATAATAAAATGATAACGGAACCAATATTATATATATATATATCAGTATCTGATGATATATGTATAAATAGGATAAAAGAAAGGAATAGAAATAATGAAATAGATATAAATCATGAATTAATAAAAAAATTGAACATAAAACATGAAGAATGTTATAATTTATTATTAAATCAAGGTTATCAAATTTTAAAAATAGATGGAACAAATAGTTTAGAAGATATTTGTAATGAAATTTTAAGATATATAAATAATTAATAAAAAAATGATATAAATAGTTAAATTATAAATAAAACAATGAGTAAAGAAAAATATAAAAAACATGAATTACGGACTCATATATTGGAACAATCATCAGAAATGTATGTTGGAAGTATAACACCTGAAACAATAGAAAATCATATAATAGATGATAATGATGATATAATAAAAAAATCAATAACATATAGTCCGGCATTATTAAAAATATTTGATGAATTAATAGTAAATGCAAGTGATCATGTTATAAGACAATTAAGTGAAAAATCAAATGATAAAAAGTTAGTAAAAAATATAAAAGTAAATATAAATAAGGAAAACAATGAAATAACAGTATATAATGATGGTGATGGTATTCCGATAGAAATACATGAAAGTTCCGGTTTATATAATCCATCATTAATATTTGGTGAATTATTAACATCATCAAATTATGATAAATCGGAAGTAAGATTAACGGGAGGTTTAAATGGATTAGGTGCTAAATTATCAATTATTTTTTCAAAAGAAGCAACAATTGAAACAGTAGATCATAGAAATAAAAAGATGTTTAAACAAACTTTTAAAGATAATTTATTAATAAAAGAGAAACCAATAATAACTCAAAGTAAAAAACAACCTTATACTGAAATAAGGTGTAAATTTGATTTAATAAGGTTTGGTTTCAATGAAATATCTGATGATCTTTATGGTCTTTTTAAAAAAAGAACATTTGAAATAGCGGCTTTAACTCCAAATGATGTGAATGTTTATTTTAATAATAAAAAGGTTGAAATTAAAAATTTTGAAAAGTTTTGTCAAAATTTTATAAATAATAATGATAAAGTATATGAAAAAGTAAATGATAGATGGGAAATATTTGCATCATTAAGTGATGATGGATTTACACATATGTCTTATGTAAATGGAATTCATACAAGATTAGGTGGAAAACATGTTGATTATATACAAAATCAAATTGTAAAAGGTTTAGTTGATTTGGGACAAAAGAAGAAAAAAACTTTAAAACCTCAATTTGTAAAAGATAATTTATTTATAGGTATAAAATGTTTATTAAATAGTCCAACTTATGATAGTCAAACAAAAGAATATATGAATACTCCAGTAAGTAAATGGGGAAGTAAGTGTGAAATAAGTGATAGTTTTATTCAAAAATTATATAAAAATAGTGGTATAATTGATAGAGCATTAGTATTAAGTGATGCACAATTGGATAAACAAATAAGTAAATCAGATGGAAAGAAGTTAAATAAAGTTATAATTAAAGGTTTTATGGATGCACCATGGGCAGGAACAAAAAAGAGTGATAAATGTTATTTATATATTTGTGAAGGTTTATCAGCACAAACTTTATTTACAGCAGGAAAGACTCAATTAGAAAATTCAGAAGCATATGGTTGTGCGGCAATTCGTGGAAAGTTATTAAATTGTAAATCAATAACAACAAATAAGTTAGCTCAAAATGAAGAAATATCAAATTTAAAAAAGATATTAGGTTTAGAAAGTAATAAAGTTTATACAAATACAAATAGTTTAAGATATAATGGTATAATATGTTTAGTAGATGCTGATTTGGATGGTATTCATATTAAAGGTTTAATAACAAATATGTTTCAATCTCAATGGCCATCATTATTTAAGATGAAAGGATTTATAAAAACAATGTTAACACCAATAATAAGAATTAAAAAAAATAATGATAAAAAATATTTTTATTCAATTAAAGATTTTAATGAATGGGAAAAAAATAATAATATGAATGGTTGGATAATTACATATTTAAAAGGATGTGGTTCTTCAACAAGTGAAGAAGGAAAACAATATTTTAAAAATATGAAATTAGTTACTTATACTTATGATAATAAATCTGATGAATCTTTTGATTTAGCTTTTGATAATAAATTAGCAGATAAAAGAAAAGAATGGATTGCTCAATATGATAAAAATAATCAAATTGATTTTGCAAATGTTACTGAAATGTCTTATACAGATTTAATTCATAAAGAATTAATACATTTTTCACAAAGAGATATTGAAAGAAATATAAATAATTTATGTGATGGTTTAAAAGAATCTCAAAGAAAATTAATTTATAGTTTATATAAAAAAAAGATTTTTGGAAATGCAGAAATTAAAGTAAGTCAAATGGCTGGTGTTGCTGCAAGTATGACACAATATCATCATGGTGATCAATCATTAGCTGGTGCATTAATTAAAATGGGACAAAATTATATTGGAAGTAATAATATTCCATTAGTTGATGCATTAGGACAATTTGGAACAAGATTACAAGGAGGTGGTGATGATAGTGCTCAACCACGTTATTTATTTACAAGATTATCTAAATTATGTAAATTAATTTTTAGACAAGAAGACTTACCTATTTTAAATTATAAAATTGAAGAAAATGAAAAAATTGAACCTGATTGGTTTATAGGTATTATTCCATCTGTTTTAGTTATTCAAGTATATGGTATAGGTACTGGTTATTCTACAAGTATTCCTAATTTTAATCCAGATGAAGTTATTGATCAATGTATTTTATTATGTAATGAATTGAAAAATAATAATATTGATATTATAACATCTGATGATATTATTAAAACATTTGATATTATTAATTCAACTAATTTTTATAATATGTCTCCTTATTATCCTAATTATAAAGGAACAATAAAGAAAAAAGATAATGATTTCATTTATGAATCAATAGGATGTTATAATTATATAGATAATAATACTATTGAAATAACTGAAATTCCTATTGGTAAAGCTATTGAAGATTATAAAAAAGATGTATTAGAAGAATTAGTTATTAATAATAAAATTAAACATTTTGAAAATTATTATTCAGCATTAAATATTAAATTTATTGTTTATTTAAATCCTAATCAAAAAATTGATCCAATTAAAGATTTAAAACTTTCATCAACTAATTGTTTATCATTAAATAATATGTATTTATATAATTCTGAACTTAAAATTAAAAAATATAATACAACTGTTGATATTTTTAGAGAATGGTGTTCTGTTAGATTAACATGTTATTATGAAAGAAAAACATATCAATTAAAAGTTTTAAATAAATTATTTATTAAATTAAGTGCAAAAGCTAAATTTATAAATGATATTATTAATAATATTATTAAAATTATGAATGTTGATGATAAAATTGTTATTAATAAATTACAAGAATTAAATTATCCTAAATTATATGATAATGATGATAATGATGATAATGATATTGAGAATAATGATAATGATAATGATAAAAAATCATATAATTATTTATTAAAATTACCTGTTTCATCATTAACTTCTAATAATTTAAAAAAATTAGAAGATAATGCATTAAAAATAGAGAAAGAGATAGATATATTGAAAAATACACCAATTTATAAAATATGGTTAGATGAATTAAATGAATTAAAGGATAGTTATAAAATTTATAAAGATGATTTAGAAAATATTTATAATAAGGATTTACAATTGATAAAATCAAATAATAGTTCTAAAAAAAAAAAATAATTTATAAATAATAAATAAATGGATATGGATAGTTTATTAAAAAATTTTAATAAACATGTAAAAAAAGGTAATACAATTGATACAGATATTAAAAATTTATTTAAAAATAATTTAAATGATATTTCTAAACATATTAATGATGGTAATACTATTGAAACTGATTTTAAAAATAGTATTGATAAAATTTTAAAAATTAGGTTTTAATTAATTCATATAATTCTTTAATTGCTTCTATTATTATTGCTACTATATTTTGATATGCTAATATTTTTGTATCATTATGATTTGATACTAATTCTGGATAATATTTTTCTACATTTTGAGCTATTAAACCTATATATTCTAAATTTGTTTCTAAATCTTTTCTTTTATATTTTATACCTTCTAATTTTAATAAATTTTGAAGACTATTTTTTAAAGGTTTTATATCATATTTTATATTACTATCAGAATAAGCTGCTATATCATTATCACATACTATACCTCTAAATAATATTTCATTACCATTTGGATCAATGTTAGATGAACTACCTACAAATAAAGATGGGTAAGTTACTCTTCCATTTTTATTGTTACCTAATTCGGTATTTTCATTTATATCTGAACTTTCAAAATAATTTATATTTACTTGTTTATTATTTAAACATATACTATAATCATTTATAATAAATGGTGATTCATTTATATTTTTTATTTTTTTATTTAAATTTGAAAAATTTTTAACACTATATGATAATTCATAATCATTTACTAAATTTTCTAAATCTTCTTTTTTAACATAATTTTTTAAATCAAAATTACAACTAAGATTACAACTATCAGTTAATTTTATTATATTTCCTGTTATTTCAATATTACCATTTACTCTTAATCCAAAATTTTCATTAGGTTCCGTTCCTATTCCTAAACATTTATTTATCCATACATTTGAATTTACATATAAATTTAAATCATGTTTTTTTCTTAAATTTAATAATTTATTATCATTTATATCACCAATTGTTATTAAAGGATAATTTGCAAATATTTTTATTGTATCTATATTATTATTATCAGTTAATGTAATTGTTGATCTTTTATCAACATATGTTTCAGCATTATCACCTTTTATATGTAAAATACTATCTGTATTTGAATAATTATCATTATTATTTATTAATAAATTTCCATTTTTTATAAATATATTACCATTATTTAAATTTATATTTGAATGTGAAGTATATATAATATTTGAATATGAATCTAAAGGAAAATATTGTTTTGGTATTTTATTATCATTATTTAAAAATGGTATATTTTCATTTGAATAATAATTACCACTTAATTTTTTTATATTAATTCTTTCTTCTATATATAATTCATTTATATTTAATGTTTCTATAGTTTCTTCAAATTTAACTTTTTTTTTTAATATTATATTATTATCATTTAATGTAATAATATCATTGGTATTAATTTTAAAATTAATATTTGAATAATTTAAATTTATATAAAATTCGGTATAATTGTTATCTAATAAAAAATCTAATTCATTATCAAATAATGATACGCCTTTAAATATATATTTAGCTTCATCATTTATTACTTGTAATTTATATGACATATTATTTATTAAGAAGAAACTTATAAATTTTTTTAAATTATATCTAATTAATAAAATAAATGACTAATAAATTAATAGGTGATGGTTCATATGGTTGTGTTATTCAACCACCAATTATGAAAAATATAAAAAAAACTTATATAAAATATACTGATAAAAATCAAAAAGATGTTGGAAAAATTTTTAAAATTAATTATAAAAGTTATAATGAATTTGATAAAGAACTTAAAATTTTTCTTGAAAGATATAAAACTATTAAAGATTTTGATAAATTATCTATAAAATTAAAAGGTGCGAATAGTATATTAACAATAAAAAAATATAAAGAATTATATGAATGTTTAATAGATAATAAAAAATATGACAGTTATTCTGATACTAATGATATTGTATATCAATTAATATATCAATATGCAGGAACAAATTTACATGATTTAAATTGTAAAACAATAAATTTTAATAAATTTAGTTATATGTTATATAATTTTTTTTTAGCATTTAAAGAATATCAATTAGCTGGTTTTTGTCATAGTGATATTAATTATGGAAATATATTAATAAGTAATGAAAAATTATCATTAATAGATTTTGGATTAGAGAAAAAATTGAATAAGATTTATAATATAAATAATTTTGGTATGTTACAACATAAATATGCTTTTTATCCACCAGAATTAAGATTATATCTTTTATATATTGAAAATAAAAAATATACTATTGAAAAAATATTACATTATTCAACAAAAAATATAATTAGTATATTTTATAAAGATAGTTATGGAAAATTTGATTTATATACAAAACATGAAATATATAAAGATATACTTGATTTATGGAATAAATTTGATGTTAAAAAATTAGATCCTAAAAAAATTGATATATATTCATTAGGTATTAATTTTTATATTTTTAGAAAATGTATTAAATTTAATAATAAAAATGAATTAAAAAAATATAATATTTTATTAAAAAATATGATTAATATGGATTTTACTAAAAGATATGATGTAGATGAAATATTAAAATATATTGTTAATAATTTTAATATTAAAGATATAAATAATAATAAATTAAAAATAAATAAATCATATTTATATAATATATAAAATGCCAGATGAATGGAAATATAAAAACAATTATAAATTATTAAAAATAAATAAAAATAATGATTTAATAACATTATATAATACTGGAAAATTTTATTTAAATAATATTAAAGGTTTTACATTAAAAAATAAATTTAATTATGCTAAATATAATTTTATTGGAGAATATGGTGGTAAATCATCATGGACAGAATTATTATTTTTATATGATTTATCTGATTATCCAAAAAATATTAATATAACAATTGATGATTTAGATAAAAATTATATTAATTTAATTAATTATATAATAAAAAATTTTTATCCTCAATATTTAAATAATAATAATTTAGATTGGTTTGTTATTAATAATTTAGAAATTTTTTATTTATTATTAAAACAACGAATTGATTTAAAACAATCTGTATCTACATTTAATAATGATTTAAAATTATTTTCAAAAATTATGAAAATTGCTTTTAATAATGAACATGAATTATATAAAAAATATAGTCAATTACAAACTGATTTTAATAAAATTATTATTGAAAAAGAATCTGGAAAAAATACTTTAAATAAATATGAAATTACTAAATTTATTAATTTTTCAAAATTATTAGAAATTAGAGATAAATTAGAAAAAGAATGGCGAGATAATATTGAAATTAATAGTAATAAAGTTTGGGAATTACATTATAAAATGTTATTATTAAGTGCATATGTACTTACACCACCAACAAGAAAAGAATTAATGCAAACTAAATTTATATTTAATGATAAAAATATTGATAAAAATATTGATTATATATATATACCGAATAAAGGTTATATTCAATATATATTTAATAAAATTAAAAAAAATAAAAAATCTGAAAAATATGTAATTGGATATTCAAAAGAAAGTAAAATTAAATTATCTAATTTATTTAAAGAAAGTTATAAATTATATAAAAGAGAATGGGTTTTTCCATTATTAAAAAATATAAATAAAAAATCAAGTATTTATAATGTTAATAAAATTATGGAAAATATAATTAAAAATCCTAAAATTGGTGTTAATATGATAAGAAGTTCATATATATCATGGAGATCTAATAATAATATTAATTATAATGATATGAAAGATGATGCTATTAAATTAAGAAATTCTATTAATACACAAATGAAAGATTATAGAAAAATTAATAATAATAATAATATTAAAATTGAACTTAATAATATCAATATTATTGATAATAATAATAAAATTTCTGATTATAAAAAACAATATTATAAAAAAAATAAAAATTATTTAT